GAGCCAATGCGGCTCGCTCTTTTATTTATCAATCTTTCTTTTAGAAAAAGCTCCACCCTGTTGCACCTAGTTCAATGCCTACTTGTGCATTAATCAAGATGAAGTTTATACCATCAATCAGCTTGTTCATTTTACCCTCTTTTACTTCACAGAGATTTCCCCTTGTTCATTCGCTCGTACTTCAACATCATCATTCGTGATTAATTTTCCATCTTTGATTATATAAATTTTATCACCCTTCACGATGCCCTTCTCTGTACGAGCGCCATCAGATTCAAAATGTTGCCATTCGCCATCAACCATTTGCCAGCCTGTCTGCATAGCTCCGCTAGAATTGAAGAAATAATTTTTCCCCTCAATCATATGCACACCGCTTTCGTACATGTTGCCTTCTTTTGGATCTAGGAAGTACCATTTATCATTGATTGATTGCCAACCTATCTGCATCTTGCAATTTGCTCCAAAATAGTACCACTTGCCGCTAATCTGCTGCCAGCCTGTTATTGCATATCCAGATTCGTTAAAATAATACCATTCGCCATCAAGTTGCTGCCATGTGCTCTTGAGATAAGTGCCACCAGTTGTTTGGAAGCTTGGATGCACAAAACCTCGAATAAATCGCCCATTGATGGCTACTCTTCTATATCCTGTCGTGTGGCGATTTCCGATGTTGAATTCGAACACATTAATCATCCCAGAGCTAACTGATACGACAATTCCAACGTGGCTAGCGCCTCTTGTGTTGTCGCCTCTTCCATCATCATTCCAATCATAGATGATCCAGTCTCCCGGTGATGGTGTGAAATTGTCATTTTCGACCCAAATGCCCATTTGCTGCGCTTTCCGCACAATCGTTCCAACATTATACGAGCATGGATAAGCATCGCCAAGGCCGCATATATATGCCACCGCAGATGCGCATGCAGCGCAAAAATTAGCGGTGTATGTCATTGGTGCTCCGTCTGGTTTGTATTTGTTGAAAACATCAATCAAGGTGCGGTGTGACCCGCCCTTGAATGCCATGCCATTATATCTAATGGCTGTGTTGATTATTTGTTCCCTCTTCCCCATCGCTTAACACCTCTGCTCTTTTTAAGTTCTCTGCAATAGCCTCTTCATTGATATTTTTATTTTCGTCCACTGGCGCTGGCATTTTAAATTCTTTTGTATCGTCTTTTTTCGAGCCTTCAATTAATTGCTTGAACATCTGGTGGAAACCAGTTGCTGCTAGTCCTGTAACACCACCCTTCACAATTGCTTCGAAGCTAATACCTAGACAAATAACACCGCACACCATTCCGATAACGAAAAGAACCGTTGGAATTATTTTGTTATCAGTCGGCATAAACTTTTTCAGTATATATCCTATGCAAAGGCAAAATACTAGTACTAACGGAATATACATCTTTGAAATAACTTCTACACTCATCATTTTAATTCTCCTTCCTGTGTTCTAAATGTGTAATTCTTTTTTCATGATCGTTTAAACGATCATCATGCTGATTGTGCTTATCCCACATTCTTGAATGCGATTCTCTATCGTGCGCCTCTTGCTCTTTTACAGCACACTCAACACTTATTACATCTGCTGCAAGATTCTCAATTCTCACATTTAGAGCCTTGATTGATGCGTTCAACTCATTAACGGGCTTTCCCACATAATTACTTAATGCAGAAATTAATCCAATTAACATTGTTAGTCCAATAACCAAGCTTCCTATGAATTCTGGCTTCATTGTTTTTTTCCTTTCATAAAAATACACCGCAGATGCGGTGCTAGATTTAACTGCCAAGCTTCTTGATGCCATATATTCTTACGGGAATCATCGCGGCATTTGTTGTTGCTACAGAGGTGTTGCCTTGAGATTTATATGTGCCAGCTCCAAAAGTTATTCTATGCGAACTGCCACTTCCAGAGCTTGCAACTGTCCTTCCGTTCGTCCAGAAATTTGTTCCACCGCCACCAATCGATGGTGCGCAATATTTAACCGACTCACCTTTTTTCAAGGTTAAACTAGAGCGAGCATTTTCACCCACGTAGTCGCTCCACTCAATGATGTACTCATCATAACTTTCATCTATTGATAGTGACTGCGACGAAAATTCTGAATTTGGTCTTGGATTGCTCCACAACAGCTTTCTAGTTTCAACAGTTGCTAACATCTTCTTGATTTCAATCAATGTTTTGAGAACACTTATCATATTATTTCACCCCCTATGCCCTTATTGATGCTCCAAAGAACGAAGCAAGCTCATTCTCTGCACTATTATTATCAATTCGGATATCATTCGTTGATGCCTTTAATCTTTGGATATCTTCTTTCAACTGAGCAATTCCATTCTGTAATTGCCCGGCTACGGTATTGTTGACGGCAGCCTTTAACAAAGCAATGTATTGTGTTGTTATCGCCTCTAAGTTCATCGGTGTAGGAAAAGCAGGGATAACCAATCCGCACAAATCCCTATCCTGCCTTACATCAACAATGTTAGCATTGGTTATCTCTGTCGCCCCTGGCATTACATATATATCCGCTAGGGCAATCTCGTAGTAGTTTGATTCTCTCACAAGTTCAGGAGCCGTTGGAGTCGTAGATGATACACCCTCCTTTTTATAAATCTCAATGCTTCTTACGCTATCAGAATCATCCATCCTTGCAACAATTCTATCTATCCTCTTTAGTGAGGTATGTGCAGCACTGATAGAGATAATCCTTTTGTTTTGCTCGTAACCTCTTGTACCTTCAATGTGGCAGCCTCCAGGCATTACACTTACTGTCATTCCTCCGTTTGCTACAACTTGCAGATTACTACCATCTGCACTTGTCATAAACACACCATTGCTCCAGCACATTTTATTAAATGTGCGCTCCATCCTATGGTCGATTGCTCTATCCCCATATGGATCAGATGGTGTGGTTTTTGAGATAAATGGATAACTTATCATATGCCCTCCTTCCTATATGCTGACCGGAATATACTTAGCTTTTCTAGGTGTACCAAATGTAATCTTTAATTCCAGTCTGTTTTTGCTATATGTTTCGTTAACTTCTACAATTCGAGCTTTAAATGTCTGCTCAATTTCATCAAAAGAGATACTGCACAAATCACCGATATCATAATCATATAGATAATAAATATTATTCTGAATGATATCTGCTACTATAGTTTCTTGCTTATAATGATTAAGCATATCAACTTTAGCTTGCTGTCGCATTTGCTCTCTTATCTGTGCTTCGTTCGCAGGCTTAAGTTCGATTCCAGATACATTACCCTCAATTACCTTCTTAGGGTAGTAATCTACATCTATTGGTCTGTTATTCTCATCAATATAGAATTCGGTAATTCTTCCTCTGCTATTTCCACCTTCATCTGTAATTATTGATTCATTTGAGAATCCGGTTGTCTCCATAGTTTGAAATATTTGATAATATGGGAAAGCATCGCTATCATCATATTGATATTCAACTCTGGATACATTTTCATAACCTTTGCCAAAAATAATTTTATCGCTTAAATCTCTACCTACCTTAGGTCCGATGAGATAAGTGAAGTGCGGTTCATCTGGATTCTTTAGCCACTTGTCTAGTTCAGATGCGAGTGGCCACTTCCTGATTTCAATTATCGGAGACATGTTGTGTAGCAATAGGTAATTGCGTAGAGCTTCACCGATGTTATCACCTTGCTTTATAGACAGGTCTACCTCATCTGGCCAAGGACTACCATCAGCTGGATGAATCCCTCCAAGAAATGACGGTCTAGGTTGATGCGTTACTCCAATTACATTGTTAGCCAGTACATGTGCATCTATTTCAAGACTCACCCAGAATTCCCACTCTGTATGATCTGCTGCTTTTGCAAATGCGTTGCTATCTTCTCTAGCTTGTACAAGGTCTAGTAGTTTTTCTAGAAAATACCCTTTTACGGTAACAAAGGTCCCCTCAATTTTTTCTTCAATAACAGTCTTTTTTACAATGCCAGTTTCTGGACGACCATCTATATTTACATATTTGATTTTGTCATCCCATTCACTTGCAATGGTGTATATCGTAAAGTCTCCAGCTTCATTCCACTTCCTGTTCCATGTGATCTCGATAAACTCGATTGGTTCTAGCGGATTCATTGCTTTGTCATAAAAATTTATCATATGCCGTCATACCTTCCTGTATATGTGATTTTAGACTTGAACGCTGTTCCACTCGGTGATGTTATTGATATCAAATTTACACCTGGCACAAGCTTCAATTTCCTATAGTCCACAGGACTCTTTATCATCTCACCATTTAGTGTTGCGTATGCTTTGGAACCATCAATGCTTACGATATCTCCCTTTTTCAAAGTTACTTCCGCAACACATGTTGCATCTCCAACTTTTACAACTAAGTCTTTTACATAACCATCTGCTATGATTTTAATAACAGGATTTGTTTTTGCAGTTCCCTCGTATTCTATCAATACACTATCTGATCTATCTTCGGTTGAGTACAACATTTTCTTACCTGATGTATAAGCTCTTGTAACTGACCATCTTGCTGTTACACTAGATAAGTTCGATTGTTCTTCTCCAACGGCAAAAAGTTCGCCATAAGGCGATAGATAGGATACTTTTAGCGATGCATTTTTTCGATACCTTTCTGTTGGAAATGTCAGTCCTTTAATTGCACATCCTTTTGCTATTTTGACATCTCCCATGTATGTTATTTCAACATCATAGGTAAACGCTGGGTTGTGAAAGAAAAGTGCCGCTCTACGTAGCTCTCGATAATTTCCATCATCATAATTTCTAGGAACTGTGGCAACTTCTATCGTTCTAGATCCTTTACGTCGCCCAGTTATTAAATCACCATCACCTATTCCTTTAGCCTCGGTAAATACTTCAATTTGAGGAAACTCTGCTCCCTCAAGCGATGTCATCATCCAATCATCATTTTCATAATTAAATGTTAAGCCATCACTACGGATGGCTCTAACACAATATCCTTTATTCCTCATTTATATATAATCCCCCGCAAATGCATACTTAGCTGTATTCTTTATAGCTTCTGCCGTCTCTCCAGGAGTCTTCACAGGCTGGTAAATGTTGATGTTCTGCACAACATTTCCTGTTTGATTTGCAGCATTATTCTGTGTTGCTCCGCTCCAGCTAATCTGCGCATTACGTACAAGATTTGGATTAAATGAAGCTGTCATACTCTTTGCAGTATCATCCATAACACTACTTAATATTCCTGAATTTTTGGTTACTCCAACAGCTATACCTGCAGGAATCCATCTTCCAACCTCTGCAGCAAATACTCTTGATGGAGAATTAATCCCCAGCACCTTTTTAGCTGCTGAAAGCGCCTTCGAGGCAAGATTCTTCATCGAGGAAAATAATTTACCAGCTGCGCCAGCAATACCTCTTATTATTCCAGATATGATGTGTGTGCCAACGCTTCCCCAGCTTACGGCTCTAAATGCGCTAAGCATTCTTGACGCAGCACTCTTTGCACTACTCCACATACGACTTGCAAGACTTACAAGTCCCGATATTACAGCAACAACAATACGACCGCCAATACTAGTAATTACTCCCCAAGCGGATCTAAAACCTTGAATCAAGTGTACAATTGCTGTTGCACCTGCATTAAACAGCACTGTAGGTAAGTTGATAAATGCGTTAACTATTGTTACACATAAACTTTGCGCTGCACTAAACAGCGAGCCAATTCCACTTCTTAATGCTCCTGCTATGCCACTTATCATAGTTGAGCCTAGACTCATCCAATTGAATGCTGTAAACGCATTCCACATTGCCCTCAATATTTGAGGTATATTTGCTATCAATGTAGGGATTGCATTAATTAACCCCTTGACTAACGTAATGATAATTTTCCCACCAGTTATCATTATCTTCGGAGCATTATCATTTATAAGGCCCGCAATATTGGTTATTATCTGTGGGATTTTTTGTATCATCACAGGCATAGAATTTGCCCATCCCTGTGCTAGTTTCAAGAGCATTTCCATACCAGCGCTAACAAACTTTCCAGCATTTTTTCTTAAGCTTGCTGTGAATTGGGTAACCATAGTTAATCCCTTTGATATAAGTCCTGGCATGCTTGCCCCAAGGCTATTACCTATCTTACTGAACATCTGCGGAAATGTAGTACCAATTACATTTACAAGTCCCTTCGCGATATTCCCTAATGCTGGCAATAGATTACTGAGGAATGTGCCTGTTGATGTAACAAGGTTCTCCATTGACTTGCTTACATCTCTACCTAGCGTCAAGTTGCCTAAAAAATCTTTAGCAGCCGACTTCATCATGTTGAAGGAACCAGATATTGTACTTGCAGCTTCTTTAGCTGTTGTTCCAGTTATCCCCATCTGCGTTTGAATAGCATGAATAGCTTGAGTTACATCTGAGAAACTGCTGATATCGTACTTCTTACCGGTGAGCTTTTCAGCATCATTTAAAAGCCTCTGCATCTCACCTTTAGTGCCCCCATAACCTAATTTAAGGTTATCAAGCATCTGGTACTGTCCACGTGCCAATGACTGATATGTCTGAGTAACCATGCTGAGATCAGTTCCCATTTTATTTGCATTGTCAGACATATCTGTAATTGCCTGGTTTGATAGTTTGGCAGCTTTCTTGGTATTTCCTCCCAAGGAGCTAATCATAGCTGCAGAAAACGATGTAACATTTTCCATGTATTCATTTCCTGACATCCCAGCAGTTCTATATGCTTCTGCCGCATACTTCTTCACTCGGCCAGCAGACCCTTTAAATAGTGTTTCTACACCGCCTAGCGACTGTTCTAGTTTCGCTCCCTCGAATATCGCAGTTTTTAATACTTTTCCAATTCCAGCGGCAATTATCGCTGCTTTTATCTTGCTTCCTAATCCTTTTCCAAGCGATGTGCCAGCACTATCCATATCGCCGCCCATCGACTTTTTAAGCATCCCTCCAATGCCTTTTGCGGACGGGATAACCTGCACATATGCTTTTCCTAATTCTGTTGCCATTTACTTATCCCTCCTGAATCTTTCCCTTGCTGCCTCAAACTCCTCTGCAGAGTCAAATATAAGCGTTTCGTGAGTATTTATCTTTTCACTAGCAAATTCACTCACCATGTTGGCTGATATTCTTGCAGGGCGATTTCTTCCCTTTTCTCCGTCCTCTGTGCGAGACCACAACAGCAGATTTACAATGTCAAATATCGACGCTAATAAAAAAGTATCGGGAGCTACCACTAGTCCCGATACTTTGGTTTTTATTCTGCTTGAGTCTTTTAATCCGGCTGCCAACTTAGCTACAAGTCTTGCCGGGAGAGCACGATAATCATATATATGATAAGTCTCTACAAAGTCACATATTAATGCATCCTCATCAACATTAATGAAGCTAGCAAGGCAGATTAGTTTTTTAGCTCTTGTGATAACGTGAATATTTCACCTAGTTCTTTTTCGATTAGTCCGCTAGGAACCAGGCCCTCATCCGTCCTAACATGATCATACAGTCTCTTTTTATCCTCCTTACCCAACAGCAATCTGATAACAGTAGATATCTGCAATGGATCATCTTCGAGTTCTGCAAGTGCATCAATTAGTTCCATGTTATCCAGGCGTTCTACTTCAATGTTGAAAACAAAACCACTTTCAGTTTCACCGCTAACATATTTCTTTTCTGCCATGACTTACCTCCTTACGCCTTCTCGATATATTCGTAATGTGTGTTTTCAGAGCCATCAGGCTTTGCCGTAATGGTTAGTTCATATCCGATTACTGCATCATCCTTGTACTCAACTTCACCTACTTCAGAAATCGTTCCAGCAGGTACTACAATGCGCTTGATATAGCCTCCCTTAAGTACCGTTTCAATAACATAGATTGCATCTTCTGTTTCAGATGAGTTTGATTTAATCACTACCTTATCATCTAATGTTCCTGTTACATTCTTGCTACCAAATGCAGTTTTCAGTACTTCTACATTAAGTGCCTCAATGAGTGTTACTTCAAACTTATCAGTCTTCTCCTTAAGCAGAGATGCTACGGTATTTCCACCCCAAGCTTTAACATCATCTGTATCTAGCTTGTTCTCGTTTTTAACACCATCATCACTAATATATCCAAGTGACTTAAACGCTGCATTAAGTGCTGTTTTTGCATCACTTGGAATCGGTGTTCCTACTGGCGCTCTCCAGATAGCTCCACCTACTTTTGGCTTTCCCGCAGTAACATATGCTGCATTTACATTTGTTGCCATTTGTATTCCTCCTAATTGTAATAAGTAATATCGTATACTGACTGAAATCTATATCTCTTAGTCGTTAAATCGGTGAAATTATAATCTGAATTGAGTTCAACTTTAGTTGCAACACTATCAGGTCCTGCCATCTTATACATGGCTTCCTTCACCTTTTCATTCAGCTCTGCAGCTTCATGTCGTGTCTTGCCATATGCTTGTACAGCAAATGTTGCAGAGTTCAGCCCTATAGATTCAGTCCCTCCTGTTTTTTCAACTAAAACAAACTTATCTCCTGCGCCTTTAGGTTCTTCAAGGTGAACCTCAATGCCAGGCAAATTCCTTTTTAGCCATTCAAAAACTGTTAACTCAATCATCATTAACCTCTCATAGCTTTAAGAAGTGTATTGTTTTTCGAGTTATCTTTCCGTGCTTTAATGGTTTTTGCATGTACAGATGCATTTACACGATTTTTTCCAACATGTGTAGTCATTTCATAACCATCACCACACCTATTTTGGATTCTTTTTGCGTGTTTACTACACTCTGCCATAAGCTCATCAGACCTCAATAACTCTCTTACACCACTTCTGTTTAGCTGAAACTTAGTCATAACATTCCACCTGCACTTGTTTATTCCACGATAGCGGAAGCATTTCTTCTATCCCTTCGATAGGTTCACCAACAACTTTGAATTTCTTTCCAAAAAATTCAACAAGGCAATCCGTCCAGGTATGTGTATCACCTTTGGGGATTGCTAGTTTATAGATAACCTTATCGCTCTTAATTGATCTTTCTGTTGTGATATCATCAGATGTTACCGGTGCAACAAGTACATTCTCAACGTTGACAGCATGCTCTTCATATATATCTGTATCAAATTTATCTTTGCCTGTAACAAACTTTTCATATAGTGTTACAGTAATTCCTTTAATCTCCATATATGTCAATCACTCCTAATCTCTGCCTTTTTAGGCCTAGCCTAGATAGTTCTGCATCTTTGATGAATAGTCCTCCGCCAGGGACTAAGTACGTCCCGGATGTTGTGTATCCCATCGCCGATTGAGAGAATTGTGTCATCGGTTCATTGGTTGTAGATGATAGTAGCATTCTTGTAATTACGTCTACTGTCACCGACTTGGCAATGCTCCCTAAAATTGGTGATGCTTCAATCATCTTGTCCAAATCTTTTCCGGTTAAGCTTGCCTCATGCCTAAGTGTGTCACAAACAATAGGCAGGAGCGCTTCTGCACGCTCCTGCTCTTTCGGTAACAAATTTCGCCACATCTTGTTGATATCTTCAAGAGTTGCGTAGTTGCTCATTTCTAAGCCTTCTTTCCGCCCTTTTTGTTAGGCTCATCAGCTTCATCATCTTCAGTTTCAGCCTCTTCAGAATCTTCAGTTTCAGCCTCTTCAGCAGCTTCTCTAGCTTCTGCTTCATCTGCATCTTCCCAGAATTCTCCGCTGATTGGTGCATCGACTTCAATAACTTCTCCGCTTATTGTATTTCTGTATCTCATGTTACTAGTCCTTCTTAATAATCTTAGCAAACGCGGATGGATCTAGGATTCCCCAGCCGATATAAGTTTCAGCTCTGAGATATACCTGGTTGTACGCCTTGAGGTCCTTTCCTGTCTGATCTGGGTCACCGTAAGGGATAACCTCTAGTGGGATATCCTTAGCAAATCCCCACTTGAACGCATTTGCAAAATCTCCTACGTATCCAACAGCCTTGTTTGCAAATGAAACTGTGCTGTTTACATCGCATGCAGTGCCACCAAGAGCACCAGGGCTAGCACCAAATCTAAACTCTGGATATTGTGGCACTCCATTTACCTTAATCTTTGCAAGCTCACTTCCAAATGTCTTTGATAGAGCAAATCCTGTTACATCATACTCACCGATTGCTGCAGCTGCTGTTTCAAGCACAGCCTCTTCAGTTCCAGCTGTATAATCTACCTTTGTAACACCTGTTGCAGTATCAAAGCTCTTTGTCCCGATTAGCGTAGATACCTGCTTATCTCTAGGATTAACTCCATGCATTGCCATGATGTCAAGACCACGTGCAATCTTCTTGGAATAACCGTCGTTAAACGCAGTTAGGATATCGAGCTGCTTCTCCTCTGATGCATACATGAATTCATCAGACACTCTAGCTCCGTACTCAACCTTAAGCGGTACAATCTTAACAGGTTCAGCCTTAATGCCACCTGCTCCCTTCTTTCCGCCTTCTCCAACGAGATTTACTTCGCTATCCATCGAGAATGTGAAGATGTCACTTCCAGTAAATGCTACTGGAATCTGCCCCGATAGCTGAGCAAGTGTTGAGTGTCCCTTTACTTTGTTAAATAGGTCTGCTACCACCTCTGGTGCAAACATTGTTCCCATCTGTAGTGTTTCTGCCATGATTTCTTATTCCTTTCTTAAATTACCTAGCATTGATTTTAGTGCAGCCTTTTTCATATCACCGCCTGATGGTTCTGTGTCTCTCATCGGTTGTGTTTTAGGCTTACCTAAAAAAGATTTAAAAGTTTCTGCATCCTTTCGCAAAGCATCTTCATCATCACCTGACAACTTACCTGCAAGCTCATATGGAATGCCTGCCTCGTGCGCAACTCTAATCTTCATGTCGTTCTTTTCATAAACGCTGATTCGATTTTGCAACTCTGCAAGTTCCTTTTCGTGTCCGGACTGCTTTTCAGTAAATTCTTCAATCTGCTTTGTCTGGGTTGCGATAGTTTCCTCAAGAGTAGTGTTCTTTGATTTAATCTCATCATAATCACTATACTGCTGAGCAAACTTCTGTTCTGCTCGATTCAATCTCTCTTTGATTGCTGCATCGAACTCATCCTGTGTTGTGATCGGTGTAAAATCACTCATGTTCCGCCTTGCCTTTCTACCACTTACCGGGTGGTTTCCGTAAATATCTAAAAAGCAGCCTCTTCAGGCTGCATTAATAGCTAATTCTTTGCTTTTCATGTATTTTAGTTTCTGAGCATAGCCAATATGCCAATATTGTGCTATCCATTAAAGCGATTTCAATATTATCTGCTAATGACTTATAACCAAATCCACCATTGGTACCAATCGCTCTTTTTTCACTGTTGCTTACTGTTTGTGCTAATGATGGTTGGCCAGCATGACATATTTCTTTACTGAATATGCCTTGCTCAAATGCAGCATTCGCCACTATTATCTCTTTTACAGTTGGTAACAGCGGTGATTTGAGTTTCATTTCTCTCATGTTCTCTTCTAGCAATTGCTGTCCATTAGCACCGTCTACGACTATGTCATATACATTTGGGTTCATCATGAATGGTATCATCCAGCTATTCCCTGCTCTTGTTGGCCTGCAATCTATACATTCAACAAATATTCGTCCATCATCTGTGCGAGATGCAACAGACATTGCAACATTTGTTCCATCTTTACTGTATTTAACTCCCAAGAATAAACCACCAACAAGTTTAGGCATTGCCTGTACTTGAAGCTCTGCCCACTCATTAGAGCTTATCGCCGACTTTTGATTGTATCTTAGCCACAGCCCAAGTCTCTGGATGTTGAAGTCGTCATCATCGTTTCCAACTTCATCAAGTATCTTTCGTTCTGTAAGGATTGTTCCCAGAGACGGATTTGTCTGATACCATGCTTCTTTATCTCTTACATCTGTTTTCTTGTCTACGGACCATTCCGCCCATCCAGTATTTACCGTTTTACCACCTAAGGCATTTTGTCTTAGCTTCAAAAAAACTGTTCCAGAGCTTACTGGTGTTGGTGGTGTTCCACAATACACTGTTTGTGGGTTGTTACTATCCGATACAACATACTTTAATGCAGATTCTTGATCATCTGTATATTCTTGCGCCTCGTCTATTACAAGCAAATCAAATCCTTCTCCTAGACCACCTTTCGCTGTTCTGGTTCTGAATTCAATTTTTCCACCATTTTCTAGTTCAATATGTTCCTTTCCAAACGCTCTGTAAGATGATTTAATCTGTAGCTTTGCTTTTGTAACTAGTTTTAGTAATCTATCCCAAGCTGCATGTGTTGTCGAAGTTCTATGTGCTGTGTGCATAATGTGTTCGCCATTTTTTAACCCCCATAGCTCTCTTATAGCCACAACCTCATTCTTTCCGTTACGTCTTGGCACCGAATATCCAAATTTTGTATGAGTCCACAGCTTTTCTTCATTCTGTGCCAATATGTCATATATGAGTAGCTCCTGCCACTCTTGTGCAGTCCTACCAGTTTTGTTGTAGAGCTTTATTGCCTCAGCACCTTTTGTTTTATAATAGGGCAATGTTACGAACTCGGTAGGGATCTGCCGTCCAATTCGTACCTCTGGCATAACTCCTCCTAAATTTATTGGGGTGACTGACTGGAATCGAACCAGCGATATTGGAGCCACAATCCAACGCCTTAACCACTTGGCCACAATCACCATATTGACTTTTTTATAATTTTTGTTATTATTAATTAATAAAAGTAGTCTGTTATAGACGAAATTAAACAGGCGAGTGCTTCCCCTACGCGAGGTGGTCGCCTGTTTTTATTTTTTCCACGTGAAAGCCATTGCAATTTTTTCTTTTTCAAACACGATGAAATCCAATTTTTCTATATTGTATTTTTCAGAACTTTCTCTATTTAAGCGATGTAAAACACATTTTTTTATTGTTTCAAGCGAACATTTATCGCTTGTCTTTTGTAATATTACGCCCCCTGGATTTTTTTCTACTTGACCTAACGCTGATCTTGTTTGACTATCTACAGATGTCTTGCTATCAATTGTTTTATGTTCCCACAATTTACCATTCCATAAGTAGTCTGGTTTCCGCACTTTATTGTCTTCTAGCTGTATGACTATATTGCCTCCGAATTTTTGATGTAATACTTTAGCATAAGTAATTTCATTTCTGTGAGACGATATATTAACGCCATCTTCAACACGAATTTGCCCTTTACCCGGAGTGGCTTTATCCCAATAAGGTTTCAACGTTTCCCTAGTTATTCTAGAAATTGTATCTTCTTTTTCGAGTTGCCTTAATTTCTCGATTCTTGCAGACTTTTCTGTTTCGAATTCTTTTTTGCTCCAAACATCTATGTATTTGTTTTTCGAACTTCGGAACAACACTATGCATTTGCAATAATCATGTCTTCTAAAAAAGTCTGCTGGTTGTTCCCCATATTCATACTCTCCTACAAGGCTATGGCACCAATCACAGCACCTACCAATTTCCCTGCGAATCACGATAGTTTTTATCCCAACCTGAGCAGAGCTTTTAGCATTTTCTTTGACAAACTCATCATAATAAGCTTGTGTTATATTCTTGATTGGCTCATTAAGATATTTATTTATCGCCTGTTCGGCAATTTCTTTTCGAGTCTTAATCATGCTCTTCAATTCCTACGTTATATGCATTCACAAAATTATTTATAAGCGATTCTATTCTTTCTTCTGGGAATGCCGGTTCTATTGGCTTGATATGTATTCCATTAGCCTTGCGTTCAGTCATGACAACCTCTGCAGCTACTTTATTCACAATGCCATGAATATTTACCAGAAGCGGCTTTATTGCCTTTTCGGCAATATTCCAATACATTTTGCCATTTGGCATCATCTCAGGCTTGATATTGTCTATCAGCACTCTAGAAGCAATCTCCCCCAATCTCTTGCAAAGGATTGTAATATCTCTTTGAGTCGCTTTGCTGTTTTCAACTTTGAGCTTTATCGCCTTTATAACAACATCTATCGCCAATCTCTCATTAAACGCAGTTTCTATCCTTTTCTGAAGCTCTAAGCCTATATCATTCATAGAATCCACCTTACTTGTTACTTGCTATTCCCGTTATATCTCTTAGCACTTCCGCATCCAGATAATCAGGTACTGCTTGATTAATCTTTATTGCTCCATCTCCAAT